CAGCAACATTCTTGAGCGTACCTGTTCAATCATTCAAGGGTCGCGCAATTTCAACCGTCGAACTCATTGACCGTAGCCGTCCAGAATATCTGACAGCTCTTTTGCAAAATCTAGAATTTGCTTATGCAAAAGTAACTGATGAATTTGCCGTTGGAACTATTGCTGGTGCAGGTCAGCAAACTGGAGTCAACGCAAACTCATCAACAGGTTTCTTGGCTTACACATCCCAAGCCGCTGGTGCCGTTTACAGCTCATCACTTGGATTTGCTCGCAACATCGTGGTTTCACCTGGACAGTGGACAAATATCATGGGATACAACGACAACGGAGCACCTCTATACAACGCAGCACAGCCTTCAAATGCGGCAGGAAATGTTCGCGGCGATTCATTGCGCGGCGTAGTTTCACCGGGTCTGAATCTCTTTGTTTCTCGTTCAATCGGAAACGCTGGTCCAACAACATCAACTGGTGACTTCTCAATGGCTGTCATCAATCCTGATGCTTGGACATGGTACGAATCCCCACGCTTCACATTGCGAACAGCAATTCAAAGCGATGGCACCATTGATATTCTCTATTACGGCTATGCAGCAATTGCTCCAAAGATTCCATTTGGTGCTGCTTGGAACCAGACCTGAGATTAACTAATCAACGATGATCGGTAGCGGTCGCTCCCGGTCGCTACTTATACGAAAGGAACCGAGATGCCAGCAATAGTCACAGCTGCACAGTTGAGATCAATACTTGGCGTCTCGGTTTCTTTGTACTCGGATGCTCAACTTGAGTCATACATTGATTCGGCTGAGCAAACGATTCTTCCTTTGCTGACTCAATACCAATCATCGGTCAGTTTCGTGAATGTTACTGATAACGTCATTTTTTTCACCACAATGCGGCCAAATTACTTTGTTCCGGGTCAATCCGTCATTGTCACCGGGGCTGGAATATATAGCGCCACTTACACAGTAACCGATGATCGAATTGAGCCTTATACATTTACAGCGGCCACAAACGCGGCTGATCGCACTTACCCATTGCCGTTTATTCCTAGCGCATTGGCTACCTTATCCGGTGGATCAGCCGCGTCTCTGTACGCAAACACTCCCCCAGTTGAAAATGCAATCTTGGCCGTTTCTGTTGAGATTTTTCAAAGCATTACAGCTCCCGGCAATCAAATCATGTCAGACAATTTTCAGCCGTCACCATTTGTTTTAGGCCGCAGCTTGAGCAATAGAGTGATCGGTCTCTTAGGGCCATTTCTAGATGTTGAAACGATGTGCCAATGAGTATCGAATCGGCAATCCGAACACCATTGCAGACTGCATTGACATCGATTGCGGCGAATGTCTATAACGGAATTCCAGAGACAATGACAAGCCCATCGATCGTGCTTGTACCAGATTCACCGTATTTGGAAAGCACTCTGATCAATGGCGCAACCACTAAAGTCAAAATCAATTTCTTGGTCACTGGCGTAGTTGCTTATTTGAACAATGCAGCCGCATTGACCAATCTTGAAAATCTTATGATCTCTATCATTGCAACAATGCCCGGCGGATACACCGTGGGCGATGTCAGCACCCCCACACCTTTGGAAGTCGGCGCAGGAAAATTCTTGACGGCTGATTTGCAAGTCTCAACGTACTACACCGACTAAGGAGAAAAATAAATGCCAACAACAATTATCACGGGCAGAGACATCACGTTCAGCATTGCTGCTGCCAATTATGATGCTCAAGCCACATCAGCAACTTTGACGGTCGATTCAACGATCAACACTTATCAAACACTTGATGGCAAAGCATATTTCACGACAGACACTCAGGGATCTTTTGCGGTCGAAATGCTTGCTGACTGGGGAGCATCTGGATCACTTTGCGAAGCACTATGGACAGCGGCAACAAATGCGCCAAACACTGGTCTTTCAGTTATTTTCGGAGCAGATTCAGGCGCATCATTTGCCTTTGATGTTCAGCCGATCTTGCCTTCAGCTGGTGGCACTGCACCAGATGCACAAACCGTTTCACTTGCATTCACATGCAAGACAACACCAATTCTGACCATCACTTAATCAAAGGAGCCGGGAGCATGAAACTACCAATCACAATCGAATACACGTCAGGAAATAGCGAGACCTACACTGCGCAACCGCCAGAGTGGGCAAAGTGGGAAATCAAAACAGGTTTTATCATCTCGCAAGCGCAAGACAAGATTGGCATCGGCGATCTGATGTTTCTGGCCTATCACGCCATGAAGCGCGAATCCGCTGGCAAGCCAATTAAGTCTTTCGAGATTTGGAGCGAAACCGTTGCCGAAATAACAGTCGGTGATGAACAAGTCCCAAAAGTTACGCCGCCGGAAGTATAAATCGAATCCTTTGGGATTTGGCAATTACGACCGGGCTTAGTCGATCAGAATTTGAATCGGCTGAGGATGTAATCACAGCAATTGAGATATTGGAGAAGCGAAATGGCTGAAGATGTAGTCGCTTTCAATAGAGCGGAAGTTAAATCAATCATTTATGCATTCAAAGGCATGGATGATGAAGCCATCACTCAGGCAAAATCAGTATCAAATGGTCTTGCAACTTATCTTCAAGGCAAGATTATTGGCACGTCCCAAGGGCGAGACAAAGCATCGCGGCGAATTGCAGAAGGTTCAAGAGTAAGCAAATCATCAAAAGTTGGGGAAATGTCATTTGGATTTGCATCTCAGAAATTTTCTGGTGGCGGTACTACTCAGCAGCTTTGGGGTGGTTATGAATTCGGATCAAATAAGTTCAAGCAATTTCCAATTTGGTCTGGTCGACAAGGTAGAGGATCCAAAGGTTGGTTTATTTATCCAACATTAAAATTGGAACAGCCACACATTATTTCTGAATGGCAGCAAGCCTTTTCAAAGATTGTGAAGGGCTGGTAAATGGCCACACAGGGATCAAGAACTCTTAAGTTATCTTTACTAGCTGACGTCGCCGAGTTCAGTAAAAATATCAAGGTTGCCAGTAAAGACACGGAATCAATTGGGGATCAATTTACTGCATTTGGAAAAAAAGCCGCATTGGCATTTGCTGCTGCCGGAGCTGCTATTGGCGCATTTGCTTTGGCATCGGTAAAGGCAGCAGCCGAAGATGAAGTTGGACAAAGAAAACTAGAAGAAACAATCCGCAACACGACAAATGCAACAGCCGAACAAATAGCCGGGATTGACAAATACATCACAAAGCAATCAATCGCCACAAATACCACCGACGACGTTCTTCGTCCAGCCTTGTCTCGTTTAGTTTTAGCTACAAAAGATGTCACCAAAGCTCAAGAATTGTTATCACTTGCCCAAGAAATTGCGGCAGCCCGATCTTTGCCATTAGAGACCGTCACAAATGCTTTGGGCAAGGCCTATGAAGGATCAAATACGGCTTTGGGCAAATTAGGCACTGGCATTGATAAAGCAACATTAAAAACTTTGACTTTCGATCAAACTCAGCAGCTTCTAAATAAAACATTTGACGGTTTTATTGAAAATCAATCAACAACGGCTGCGTTTAAATTTGGCCAAATAACCAAAGCAGTCGATGAATCCAAAGAAGCAATCGGTGCAGCATTGCTGCCAGTGGTAAAACAATTTGCTGATTTCTTAATTATTTCAGCCGTTCCAGCAATTGAAGCATTTGTCTCTGGACTGACTGGCACAAATGGTTTATCCGAAGGACTTACCAATTCACAACTTAAAGCCATCGAATGGGGCAAAAAAGTTAGAGGCGTAATCAATACCACCATTGACTTGAAAGATGAATTGATTGCCACAGCAGCGGTCATCGGAACTATTTTTCTTGTGTCAAAGATTGCGGCCGGAGTAACTGCAACAATAGCGTTGATCAAGTCTTTGATCGTTGCTTACAATTTGCTCAAATCGTCTGCCATAGTTGCAGGCATCGCGTCAGCCTTCGCATTAAATCCACTTTTGGGAGTTGGCTCAGTGGCTCTTGCAGCTGGAGTTTTAGCCGCTGCAAATGCTCTGACCAACAACGATGCCGCAAAAATAAACAATCAAATTCCAGAAACTAAATCTTTTAGCAGCATTTCTGGCGTGCTTGGGTCAAGCATTCCAAGTTCATCAATCACAGTTCCGACAACATCATCAATCACAGTACCCAGCGTATCGACCAAGGGAGTCGCTGCCGTCGCAGCTAGCGCATCAAGTGCCAGTTCATTTACATCTGGAATAACGACAGCTCAAGCCGCGAAAAGATTTGAGGCCGCAAACGCGCGTGAAACTGCCAGCATAAATTTGACAGTAAATCAAGGCATCGTCGGTGATCCAGAATCAGCCGCTCGCAGCGTCGTGGATTTGCTTAATCAGTCGTATTTTCGCGGCACAAACGGCGCGAATGCATTGCAGTTCGGATAAATCATGACCCTTTGGAATCCAGTCTGGAAAGTCACGATCAACGGCGTTGAATATCAGACAGCAATCTTGGCAGATCTGACGATCACTTCGGGTCGCAACAATATCTATGAACAAGCTCAAGCTGGGTACATCAGCTTAGAATTGATAAATCTTAATCAATCCAATGTCTTGGTTGATATTAACAATTCATTGACGGTTGAATTGCAGGATTCAACAGCTGCATTTGTGCCAATCTTTGGCGGATCAGTAGTCGAAGTCAGCATTGCCGTTGCTGAACTTGGAAATGTTGATTATGCGCAAAGGATCAAAATCATCGCACTCGGAGCCTTGGCTCGATTGCCAAAGGCTTTGACCGATGGCGTCTTGACGCAAGACTTTGATGGCGATCAAATTTATACGATTCTCTCAGATTTACTGCTTAATAATTGGGGCGAAGTGCCAGCGGCGTTGCAATGGCAGACATTTGATCCGACTACGCAATGGCAAGATGCAGAAAATACAGGACTTGGCGAGATAGATCGCCCCGGCAATTACGAGCTGGCCGCTCGATCATCCAGTCGCACTGACGTTTATTCTTTGGTGGCAGCCTTGGCAACCAGCGGATTGGGTTACATTTACGAAGACGCCCAAGGTCGTATTTCTTACGCGGATTCAACTCATCGATCAAGTTATTTGGCTGCCAATGGCTACGTGGATTTGACCGCAAATCAAGCTCAAGGATCAGGATTGAGCATTCAATCAAGGGCTGGCGATGTGCGAAATGACATTACCTTAAAATATGGCACAAATTCAACCAACGAGGTCGATGCAACAGATTTGGACTCGGTCGCATTATTTGGAGAATTAGCGCAGATATTTACGACAACCGTAAAGCATTCAGCCGATGCTCAAGACCAAGCAGATTTTTATTTGACACTGCGAGCCTTTCCACAATTCAACTTCAATTCCATTACCTACCAGCTAACCAATCCAGAGATCGATGACGGCGATCGAGACTCGCTGATTTCGGTTTTTATGGGAATGCCAGTAAGCGTCACTGATTTGCCGTTAAATATGTCATCAGGCACTTATCTTGGTTTTGTTGAAGGGTTTACGTTTAGAGCAGCTTATAACGAAGTAAGCGTGTCATTGAATCTTTCACCACTGGCGTTTTCTTTGCAAGCCATGCAATGGCAAGACGTAAGTGGAGCGGAAACTTGGAACACAATATCTGGATCACTTGACTGGGAACACGCCCTAGTCGTGGCATAAGGGGGAAAAATGAGCAATCCAACAACACCATTTAGCTGGCAGATGCCTACCAACACTGATTTGGTAACGGATTTACCGGCTGACTTTGAAGTCTTTGGCCAAGCCGTTGCAACATCGATGGCCGATCTATTAGGCGGCACGACAGGGCAAGTCTTATCCAAGGCAACAAATGCCGACATGGATTTCACTTGGGTAACTGATCCCGGCGGGGACATCACTGGCGTCACTGCTGGCGTGGGCATTACAGGCGGCGGAACTTCGGGAACAGTCACAGTCACAAATGACATGGCGACAACAATCACGACCGCTGGCGACCTTATCTATGGCACTGGATCTGGAACTTATACTCGGCGCGGCATTGGATCAACTGGAAATGTATTAACGGTTTCTGGCGGAGTTCCAGTCTGGTCTGCACCTGCTGGCGGCGGAAAAGTTTTGCAAGCAGTTTCTGCAACTTATTCAACCGAAACGACCACCAGTAGTTCAACTTATTCTGACACTGGATTGACTGCGACAATAACTCCATCATTGAATACAAGCAAAATTTTGGTTTTGGCAACTATCGCAGGAGTGGCAAAAGATACTGGCAACACTACTTGCAACATTAGATTGTTGCGCGGAGCAACCACAATTGTTCAAATGTCTGGCGGTGCTGGCAAAACTGGAACAACTGCGACAAATAACATTGGAACAGTAAGCACGACTTATTTAGATTCACCAGCAACCACATCCGCGACGACTTACAAATGCACTTTCAATTCTAACAATAACATTGCTGGAACACGCGTGCAGAATCAAGAAACAGACAGTTCCACTTCCAGCATAGTTTTATTAGAAATAGGTGCATAATGGCTAAAGGCTACGAAGTTTTGACAATGCTTTGCCCAAATACAGAATGGGTTGTAAATGGCAATAATTATTCAGACATCACTTGGATCAAAGAAATAGCGGTGACTCAAAAAGAATTCGAAGCTGGTTTTGATAAATACGATTCTTGGAAAGCCGCAAAAGACGCACAATTGACAACCGATAAAGCCAAACTTTTGGAACGTTTGGGCCTAACATCCGATGAAGCGAATTTACTTCTGCAATGACCCCGAATAGTCAGAACGGCTGGGTTGCTTCCAAAGTCAGACAAGAAATTGACATCGATTCATTCCCAGTGCCGGGAACATCAATTAAGTTGACATGCAATAAGGCGGTTGCTCCCCTACTGGTCGGCTTTGCAGCTGAATTTCATCAACTGATTGAGCCGATTGATGAGGGTGGTCTTGATGATTGGGGCTATTGCTACCGTGAAATCCGTGGATCATCAACAAACCTAAGCAATCATTCAAGTGGTACAGCGATTGATCTAAACGCAACAAAACATCCGCTTGGCAAGGCTGGCACATTCCCACTTGAAAAGGTGGCGATGATTCAGGCTTTGGCAAAAAAATACTCATTGACTTGGGGCGGCGATTACCGGGGGCGTAAAGATGAAATGCATTTCGAAATCGCTATTCCGCCATCGAAGGTCGAGGCAGCGATTGCGAAGATTGGAGCAAAGAAATGAAAGAGATCAAAGAGACGGCAGCTTCATGGGCTAGATCATTTATGGCAGCAGCTTTGGCAATGTGGATGGCAGGGATCACCGATCCAAAGACTCTTGCAATGGGCGGCGTTGCAGCGATCGCACCGGTTGTTTTGCGATGGCTGAATCCAAAAGATGCTTCGTTCGGAATCAAGGGGAAATGAATCCAAATGAATGGGCGGCAGTAGGGGTTGCAATTGCGACCCTTACTTCGTCATTTGCCATGGCCATTCGATTTCTGGTCAAGCATTACTTTTCAGAGCTTCGACCAGATGGCAATGGCGGCCACAATCTTCGGGGCAAAATAGACCGAATTGAAGAAAAGGTTGACTACCTTTACGAGCTTATTCTGGATGATATAAAGCATTAATGTTGGCCAAGTTATCGGCCAATCGAATTGCAGACAGTGATCGAGTGTCAACCCTTACACCATTCACAGGGGAATCCAGCCAATGCTTGTTGTCATTCCAAAGAAACAAAGCATCTTTTGAAGCTTCAACAAATAGATCCATATCGCGGCCTTTGAGTCTCAACGTGAACTCGACCTTTTGCTTGTGCAGGTTCTCCCCTACATAATCAGTGCAGACAATCAAAAGATCACCGGGATTGATTGCTCTGGGATCAAATCCATACCCAAACAACTCTAACTTGCCTTGCAGTTGCGCCGTCGAAACGACATTGACCATCCCCATCGGACTTCTTCTTGGTGCAGACATAAACGCTCCCGTTCAATAACGTCCGCGTGTCGCTCCTTGTCAAATGTCTGGGGTTAGCCCTACACTTTTAAGAACTGGGGTCATCCCCATAGTAAACACCGTCAGACTAGGGAGCAGTCAAGGTATAATCAGAAATTTTTTCTCTGATTTGTTGCATTATGTCAAGTAATTTTGAGCGTAAAACGCACTTTACGACTTAACATAATATCTTGAACGTCTCCCGTGATCTGACCTTAGCAGTCGGGAGCAATAAAGATGGGCATCGAAACACAATTAGGTTGGGCAATCATTTACGTGATCGTCTCAGCTTCAATCTTTTATTCGCTGGGATATAACACAGGCAAAAAAGATGGATACATCAAAGGTCGAAGCGCTGGGATGCGCATTGGCTTAGATCGCCGGGTCTCCAATGGCTAATCCCCTAGAGAATTACGAGTCAGTTGCAGAACGCATTGAAAAGTTCTGGATGCATTACCCAATGGGCAGGATTGAAACAAAGCTAATCTTCCAAGATGGATCGCGCTATATTGTACAGACAGACTTGTACCGCGATGTCAATGATCTTGTGCCATTTGCTA